TATCACGCATGCTGAATCTTCATATACCAAATATCTTCAGGCCATTCTTTAGAGGGGAAAGCCTGGGTTACTTTTAGATTGTTTTCTGTAATCATACTGTTAAACGTGCCAAGATTAGATCCTTTAATATTTTCCATTAAAAGAATGCATCCATCCTCTTCTAGATACTCTGAAACATTAGAAAAAAAATCTTGGTGAATCTTCCAGTCTTTATCTAAGTGCTTACGATCCTCATCATATAGATCAAACTCTTCTTGATTCTCTGGTTTCCAGTCATCAGCAAAGCTAAAGTGTGGGGGATTACCAAATATTATATCAAACTTTTGTTTAGGTATATTAGAGAAATTATCAGAATGTATAAACTTAGCCCTATTTGAAAGTAAGTTATCTTTGATAGATTTGTTAATAACATCTGAAACAGGTTTATGTATATCAGAAAAAACACAATGGTTTATAATATTATGCTTTAAAAGAACAAAGCCGATATAACCAGGACCAGAACACCATTCCATCCCGTTTGTAACTGATTTGCCCTTTAATAAAGTATAAAAAGAATTTGCAATATCGGTTATATGCTTTAGCCCATATCCGTCAAGTTGACCCGAAGTAGATATTAAATATCCCTCAAGGTCAACTTGAACAATTTCTCTAGGATCTGTTTTATCCATTATAGAATATCTATATTAGGCCTAGTAATTAGCTTACCATATTCCGGAAGATAGAGATATTGAATATCACTTTGCTCTAATGTCCAAATGGCATCATCTAAAGTCTCTACTAGTGGTTCACCACCAAGATTAAACGAGGTATTAAAGATAATAGGACAGCCTGTTTTTTCTTTGAATGCTTTAATAATTCGATAGTAAAGAGGATTGTCTTCTTCAGTTACTGTCTGAATACGACAAGTACCGTCAACGTGAATAATAGATGGTATTTTTTCTTCAATACCAGGTTGGCAATTAACAGCATACATCATATGTGGGGAGTCTTTCATACCACGTAGATCAAACCATTCATGCACATCTTCAGCGAGAATAGATCCAGCGAATGGACGAAAGTATTCCCTTCGCTTAACTTCATTAACAAAGTCCTTACCGTCTTTAAACGTAGGATCAAACATTAAAGATCGATTACCTAATGCTCGAGGACCATTCTCAGATCTACCTTGAAAGCATCCTACAATGTTCTTAGAAGTCATTAGCTTAACAATATCATCGTCATTTGCATTTTCTACAGAAGCACCGTATTTATTAGCTATATCCAGAATTTGATCATCAGAGTAATTATACTCAAATCCAAGGTAAATGTCGCGACCATTAAGCTTTTCTGTATCTTGAGATGTTTCGTAATAACCCCAAAGAGCTACTCCAATTGCTGTACCGCCATCATTAGAAATAGGCTCAACAAACAGGTTAATACCTTCCTTATTAATTTCATCTAGGAAATAGTAATTAGCTACACAGTTAAGGGCATATCCCCCAGAGAATACTACATTCTTTTTACCAGACATTTTTGATGCTGATAGTATAATGTCTAGTACTTCTTTTTGTGTTTCAGTTTGTAAAGCATAAGCCATATCCCTACGATTTTGCATTGTAGTAGGATCTACACCTGGCTCTGGTCTTTCAGATAAGTACTCAAACCACTGATCATTAACTATTGCACCGCCAGGATATCTGGGTGTAATTAGGTTTCTATTTGATATCGAGAATTTCCCATCTTTTGTAAAAAGGTTAGGGATATTCTCATTAGGCTTTCCGTATGGGAATAATCCCATAGTTTTACCGGCTTCAATGCCAGAGAATCCAACATACTCTGTTACTGCTTCATATGTTTTAGTAATACCCGCATGACCTGTTTTTAAAGATACATGAGTACCTTCTTCATTTAGGTATTCTGATGATTCATTATAATCTACTGCAGAGACTATAGAATCTCTTGATGCGGAATGCTTATATAAAGTCTTAAACTTAGCTGGATAAGAGCAGTCTAATATAGTTTCTACTTCCCATAAAGCAATAGGATCTTGACCAAATTTACCATATTTTACTGACCCAGCACCGTCCACAACAACAGCAACAGCATCATCAAAACCCGATCGATAAAAAGCACAAGCTGCGTGAATTTTGTGGTGCTGAGCCGCAAGATCAATAACTTGTGGATGATCTCTTAAATCAACGTTTTTTCTTTCAATTATTCCTAGCTTTCTGGCATAACCAGTAAAATCGTCGTCGCCGGTGTAATCAATCTTACCTGCTGTATCCTGTAAAGATTGGGTATGTGATATAAAGATATAATCAACTTTGTCCGTATAGTCCAATACTTTGTGCATAGCAGCGAAAGGACCTCCGTCATATTTTTGTCTAGATAGTCTTTCCTCCTCAATAGCAAATACTATTTTGCCGTCTTTTAATAAACATGCACCAGCATTATGGCCACGAGAAATACCTAGGATATACCCTGTAGGGTTAGACATTATAAAACCTCATCAATTAATAATTTATTTCTTAGCAAAAGGGGGAGAGATAGGTTGACCAGCTTTACCATGGGAGCAATTAGGGCCATGAACGTGAGGTACATCATCTACCTTAGGAACTTTAACATTCTTTGACTTACCTAGCTTATTTGTAATACTTTTCATAGCTTTATTAATAGTATCATCCGACATGATCATAAGATCTTCGTTATTACGTTCCCCGGTATAGTCATGGGTAATTCTCATAGGAATATACTTTCTCTTCTCTTTACCATTATCTATAATGGTAAAATTCTTGTTATCTGGATAAGATATATTCTCTGGGCAAGTAGAGCCAATAATAACAGTAGCGGGTTTCTTTAGAGCATGTGCATAATGCTGACCCATACTATCGCAACCGAAGAAATAGTCTGCGGCATTAATAATACCCATCCATTGTAGCAGATTAACATTAGTTGGCATTGCTATACCGATTTCTTTTGGTGGGGAAGGGACTTCAATATTAGCCATCATAATTACAGAATAGTCTTTGGATAACCTCTCTGCAATATTATAAACATCCTTAAGTTCTATAGAACGGCCTGAAGAATCAAATATAAAATTACCTTCTTTTTGTACACCAGAACCAAAAGGCTGGAATACAACAACCTTTTCTTTACCTAGTGCCTGGCGGGTCTGTTCAACAAGATTATAACCATAGACCTGATCAATCTTATTAATTTCAAGATTAAACTTTTTAGTTTCAGGCACTTCCTTAAGATCGTTTATAAGAATATCAAAGGCTTGAATTAAATTACACTTTTGATTAAAGTAAGCATTTAGCCGATAAGGTTCTGGAGATATTATTTCACGATCTTTTAACTTTTCTTCAAATAGGCCTTTATGACCCATAGGAAAAACGTTATCGCGAATAATGGGGGAAGCCATGAATAGCTCGTGCCAAGCCTCTGCTACGATTATAACATCTTCGTCAACATTCTGCTTGTGCCATTCTAAAGCTGGGATGGCACAGAGCACACGCCCTGCACCACCATTAATAAAAAAAGCTTTCTTCATTTGATACCTACCATAGTTTAACTTTCAAAATAATATAATACTATATATTATACCACAAAAAGTGGATTTTGTATACCCTAATTACTAATCAGTATCCCAGGATATACAGACCATTCCGCCCCTACCTCTACCACCTGGACATGCATTACATCCGCCGTAAACAGAGCTTCCAACTGCTCCCATTCCTGGAATACACAGTCCGCCGGCATCTGGGTTAAAACAGTGGCCGTTGCAGGTATTACCGTTAAATGGAAGGTAACCATTCGCCGTCGGGTCTTTACCATCCTGAAGTTTGGTAAAACCATACACAGGAGCTGGTTGCGAGAATCCTTCTTGCATATTGACGCCAATCCCGACTTCAGGATATATCGTAGGTATTCCCCTTATTAAGATATTCTTTGCCACTGCAGAAGAAGTATTTCCACTTAAAGACGGTATTCTACAACCGTAAATAGGTGGAATATACAAGTCATCAGCGCCAGTGTCCCAACAGAAATGCCATCCATTTCCACAATCCTGTATTGAACATTCATTACACGTATCAACATTAAAGGTAGTTAATTCAGCGCCAAGGGCGCTACTTTGTCCTTCTTTAATAGAGGGCATTCCAAATGCGCATGCAGATGTATATCCACTGAATGTTTGGCAGGTCCTGCAATCCCACATGCAGACACACTGCAGATCCCCGCCAGGAGAGCAAACCTTAAATATCGCCGAGTCGCCTCCAGCAACGTCACCACCATTTGGATTACCGCAATAACAGAACCAACTGCCACAGTTTCCGCCAGGCGCGCCGATTGTTGTATTCGTTGCACAACAGCAGTAAGAGCATGCCCTACAGAAACAAAAGACTTCGCCAGGACATACATCAATTTGTGTTACTGAATATGCTGAGTTTATTCCGGGAGGGCTCATTCCGCAACAACACATTGCTCCTGAGCCCCCACCTGAACCCCACATTTGTATTGACAGTCTACTCGTATTTGGGGGTACGCAGAAACAGAAATCACCACCGCATCTATAGTAACCAGAGGTGTCGTAGCAGCAAATGCCATTTGATTTAGGAATGGTATATGGATCTATATTTGTTTTCCATTCATTAATCATAGAAGTTCGCCAAACCGATGCAGCGCCCCCGGTCGCACTCGGATATTTGCTGACTATGTTAGAGGGTTCGGATGTTGAGACACCTGATACGTCATACGCCGCATTAATTGCGCCTCCCGCTTCTTCGGGCCCGTATAACTTATCCTGTGCAACTACAGATGCATATAATAATAAATCAGCCATTTTTTATTTCCTTAATCTATTTCTGGTAGCTGGTTAAACAATAACTGTATGCTAGCAGGGATCTTAGGTATTTCAGATGTATTCATAGTTATATATTTCCAAGAATATGCACTCTCTACAGTTTCTAAATATGTAGTAATAGTAGAGATAAAAGAATCAATCTTTGTTTGATCAGCATCATCAAAGTCATATGCATTGTTATATTTTTTAACCTGATTTAGTCTAGCAGTCGCTGTAGTTTTTAGTATATTAGAGACGTCTTTATAAATAGGATTTGCAAAACACTCAGCTTGATCTGGAGATTCAGGATTAATTCTATAATCTCCTATAAAGTAATCCCTTAAACAAGGGTTTGTAATTTTTTTATAGATAGAACCGTCATGATTAGTCTCATCCTCAAAAGTATGATCATCATGAGTATGAGGATAAAGCAGTGTGGCAAGATCAGGATTGGCGTCAGCATCAACAGTAACTGTATAATTAAAAACCGCAGCTTCTTCTTCAGTAAAAGCTTCTGCTTCTGCTTCTAAATCCCCGTATCTTAATTCCATAATGCTAAGGTTATTGTCTAGTCCAATATAGAAATATTGAGGACCTTCATATGTATATGTTGCTGTTAACCCATCTTCCCAACTGTCTACCCAAAGCTGATCAGGAACGTTAACTGTAAATTCTTTTTGCATTTAAGGAATTCCTCTTTAAATTTATATTTATGCGATTAGCAATACGTTACTCGAATAGCAGCTCCGCGTCCGTAATCACCACATAGTCCATTACCGCCGCCCATAGCATGGCTAAATACTGAGCCATGGCCAGGCATACAAGCAAACTTCGCGGTAGCCATACCAGCTTGAGCAGTAGAGCACACACTCGCACAGCAATTCCCGCTAGTAAAGGTGAAACAGCAATCTGACCCAGGAGCTTTTTGTGTTGTTGCCCCAGTAGGGCCAAAGCATACGGTTGGAGCATATTGAACAAAACCATGATGATTAGTATCATAACACATTGCATTCCACCTTTTAGGGATATATCCGCAAGTGGGGTTTCTACCTGAATCTAGGAGGGTTACTGAAGGAGTACAATGGCTTATAACATATGGTATTATTCCACAAGTAGCACAACTGTTAGTAAAACAATAATCATAGCCAGAGTTACAGAAACAAGATCCTGCTGGGTTATCATGTAAGGGACTCTGCCATCTACACAAGCCAGTGTTTACCTTCATCCATCCCTTTGAATAATCTAAATATTTAAGATTCTCGGGATCATAGCCAAAGGTATAAGCATCAGTGCCATTACCAACTGAGCAAGACCAAGAACATAAGGTTCCACATCCATAATTAGCTATTAAACAAGTTATACCTGGACCCGATACACAGGCACATGCTCCGGTCTGCTGAATTCCACCGTGATAACCGAAGCAACAGTTGGTACATCCAGTACATAGAAGGTATGTTTCCCCAGCAGTAACATCCATAATAACAGATACGAATTCTCCGGTGGATCCTCCTGGGTGTCCACCACAGCAACATCCGGAAGCTGAACCACCTCCCCCACCCCAAAGTTGGAATCCAGCTTTAGTTACTCCGGCAGGAACCGTCCAACTACAATTAGCACAACATCTATTATAGACCGGATCCCATACACAGAATACCCCGCTTGTTCCGTCAGGGCAGTCGGAAGCTAATCCAGTATCATCTATCTTAGGTATTGATGTAGACCACGTGGAAGCATCCATCTTCTGAAGACCAACCACCTGCTGATCCGACAATCCAGTGGCTTCTTTAGCAGCATCGTCTGCTGCTATTAAACCGCTTAGGACTTGATTATATATTATAGCATCTGACACTATTTTATCTCCTTAATACTATAAAAGTATTTATAATAATTTAAACAACAGTTATAGTATCAATTAGGTTTGTTGTCTCGTTATAATTCAATGTAATATTCTGTGTAGTAGATCCATATGTCTCTGTCCAAGAAGCTAATCTCCAATACCTAGTATCTTTACCGCCAAAGGCTGACCAATCAGTTCCTGCGTAATACCATGTAATATTAGAGTAAGTAATATTATCTGCAACAGCTGCACTAATGTTGCCGTTAGCATCAAAGGTAACGCTAGAATAATCAAAGGCGTTAGTCTTAAAGATTGAATTAACATCAAAGGCATTTGCCGTAATTGTGGTGTCAACATAAGTTTTAACAGCTTGCTCTGTTGGTACTGCAATATTTGAATTACCAGCCAATGTACCATCAGATGAGAATTCGTTAATTGATTCACCAAGCTGAGCACCAATTGAACCAAGTCGTAAGCTAGTCAAACCAGCGAGGTTAAAGGCGTTAGCATTTAGCGTTGCTGTACCAGTTGCCTGATCAATCTTAAAGAATTCACCAACTCTAAAGTTACCGTTTTGGTCAGTAGACACATAGTATACACGTCCTGGGAATGTCTCCTGAATCTCATTACCTTGTGCAGGCGGTTGGGTAGGCTCGTTCGGATGGTTTGTTGTAACTGTACCACCAGTACCAATCTGTAGGAAATCGTGACCTGTCAAACGTACCTGTGAGTAGTTATAACGAACTGTAGCAGCAACACCCTCTGCTGATCCAGTAGGTTTCTCCTGAGACAATACAACTACCATATTTGATGTATTATCTACATATGTTCCAGATACACTCTGAATTACATATGAAATAGTGTCATCTGTAAGAGATATACTACCGCCTGGTTTTGGCTCGGCAGCAAGACCTGTAACAATTAGGATAAATCCACGTACGTCTTGTGCACCGCCAACATCTACTGTAAAGACTGCACCACTTGTTGTTGTGCAGTTATTGCCAGGAGTAAATGTTCCTACAACATTTTCGACATAGACTTTATCAGCTGAATACTGTACGTTTAATACTGTAGCAGTAGCACCTGTTATATCTTCTGTAATAGTATCCCCGACGTTTACTGTGCCGGAGATGTATACTGCGTTAAGCTCTTGGCCTACAATAGTACCAGTTAGAGGTACCTCTGCAACATCGAAACCGCTTGATGATGCACCGTATGTACCGTATGAGCAGTTACCGTTAAGTGAACGAATCTCTGAACCATTTGTACATGTGTAACCAAAGTAACAGAAGTATGTAAAGTTAGATACAAGTTCTGCTAAACCGCCGTTATCGACCCAATAACCTACACCATTGTCAGAGATAATAGTATAACCGTGGAAGATCATACTCTTATTACCGCTTCCGTGAAGCGTACCATCTACATATGCGCCAATGCCGCCAGATCCAATAAAGGAGCATTCGAGTACATATGGTGACTTGGTAGAGATAGGGGATAGCTCGTTAAATGCTACCGCGATACCAGCTGGTGTTGACGTTGTAATGTCATCAGCTGTAGAACCAGGAACCCAACCAGTCATACCCTTGAACGTCATCTTGTTCAGGATAGCACCGTTTGATAGCTTCCACATTGTACCAGTCTCAAAGCCTGAAGCTGCATGTACTAATACTGTACGTTGGTTATCACCCACGACCGCTGTATTACTTCCTACTACAATTGGAAGTTCTTCTGTATAAGAACCAGTCTTAACAAAGATTGTAGCATTATCACCCGCTTGCTCACAAGCATACTTGATTGAAGCAAATGGTGTTGATTGGTTTCTACCAGAATGAAGAGCATCTACGCCATGTGGAGCAACGTAGTAAACCTTATCGGATTCAGTAGCACCAATAAACTGCGCAGATGTACCAGAGTTAGTAACCGTTAGTGATCGACCAGCTACACCAGCATCACCAACTTGACCCTCTACTAAGTCTGTTGCGATTCTAGCAGTTAAATCATAGTAAACCACATCACCTTGATTTGTATCAGACATTGTCTGAATTTCACCAAGGTGATTAAGAATAGAGAAGCCGATAAACTCGTACTTTTCAAAAGGTAGTCCATATGTTTTTAGCTCTTCGATCTCCGGAGTAGCTTTCATGTAAGCTTCTACGATACTATCAAAGGTATATTCGCTTGGTATTTTAATTACATTATCAACGCCTGATATTGCTACAAAGTAGGTCGTTGTAAACTTATTTGCTGGAATATTGGCAAAATCGTATTGTCCAGCAGTTTTTTCGTTAAACTGAGGTACAGGAGTTAGGTTCGAGGTAAACGTAGCCCCTGTTCCTGTTGGGGAGGTAACAATAATATCTGCATAGGTATATTGCTTACCACCGTTTGTTACTGTAACAGATAGAATACTGCTTGGCTCTGTAGAAATATCAGTAGTTGCACCTGTACCATCACCAATGCCGTTAAGGGTAAGAGTAGCAGTTGTATAGCCTGTTCCAGGATTTGTTAATGCAATACCATTAATTGTGTTACCGGATGATAGTGCAGTTGATATAGCTGCTTGAACCGGTGTGCCACCGCCAAGTGTACCGTTATCAACTACGATACCAAATCCATCTTCAACAATTGTTACTGTAGGATTAACTTGGTAGTTTTTACCACGTGCATCATCATCAGCAAAACTAATAGATCCTATTGGATAACCACTTAGTCTTGGCTCTGCAGTAGCACCAGTACCATCACCNGTGATAGTNATTGTAGCGTATGTNTAGCTATGACCAGCATTNGTNATNGCAATATCTGTCACACCGCCAGCTGTAATTGTAGCTGTTGCCGTAGCGTGGAAGCCGTCACCATTAATTGTAACGTTAGCAGTAGTATAGCCTGAACCAACGTTTGTGATTAAGTAATCAACGATCTTATTCTTTTCAGGATAAGCAGTTGCTGTTGCTCCAGATCCGTTACCGGTTGGATCTGTAATTACGACTGTAGCAGTAGTATAACCAGAACCAGGTGTTAATATATTAATATCTGTAACTGCGCCAGCTACAATTGTAACCGATACTGTCGCTCCAGTACCATCACCTGTAATTGTTGCTGTAGTAGAAGCATCGTATCCAGAACCAAGTGTGTCCATGTGAACGTGAGCAATTGGCTTACCAAGATCAAGAAGGTGTGATATTGAAGCTCCTTCACCTGTTGGGTCACCAGCATCATTTACTACGGTAATAACAGGATTCGTATAACCGTCACCTCGGGTAGTAAGGGTTATTCCGCTAGCTGATTGCTTAGCAATGTTAAATCCAGCAGGAATATCGATACTTGCTGTAGCTCCTGTACCGTCACCTGTAATATCGGCTGTAGTAAGAGAAGAGTAATCATATCCACCGGTTAACAGAGTAACGGACGCGATAGGAGCAGCAGAGAAACCTAGCTCAACAGTCGCGTCTGATCCATCACCCTGAACAACTGCTGTCGTTGTTGCACCTCGATAACCAGAACCACCATTAGTAACTGTAACAGAGCCAAGAATACTTAGCTTGTTGGATACTAGGGTGTTGCCGAAGTCTGAAATCTTCCAATCTGTAGCAAGGCGAGAAGCAAACTTATTTGTGGTTTTAACAGGAGCATCGATTTTAAGGTCTGCGTTTCTGAGTACGCCCGCAGAAGTAGATACATAATTTTCTGATCCAGCAGTTCCTGTTAGTCCAAATCCACTAATTACCTTAAGGCCATCTTTATTAGCATAAACTAGGCTATCACCATCAATTGATATGCCATGTCTTTCATCAGAAATATATGTAATACGATTATTAGACGGGCTAATGTAGATTGAAGCAACTTGAGCATTACTAATTAACGATGCATCATCTCGAGTAGTAGAAGAACTTAATACGCCGTCTGCAAAGTGAAAGTAATGATATAGTGTAGGTGTACCAGCTAATGTAACTGACTCCAGAGCAGTCTTTTCGTATCGTACTCCGTTAACGTAGTAGGTAAAGTTCGCTTGACCAGCTGCTGGATACATAACCAGAGTATTTGCAGTAGCAGCAGCTGAGTAAGAAGTACCTGTTGCAAATGTAGAATCTTCACGTTCTGTTACTACGCCGTCGGTACCAATTGAATATACTCTTGTACCGTTATCAGAGAATTCAATAACACCACGCGTTGTTGCGTGGCTATTATCGAAACCTGTTGGATCAAGAGAGGTATTAGTATATGTAGTACCGCCAATTCCAGTATCTAATTCACCTGTAAGATAGGTATTACCAGTAACACTTAGGGTTTCATCAACGACGACTGTATCAATCTTTGCAGTACCGTCGAGGAATAAATCTTTCCATTCTTTAGTAGCAGTACCTAAGTCGTAGGTATCATCGATGTTAGGGATAACATTCGAGTTAACGTCTGCACCAAACACAACGTTATCTGCATCACCATCGCCAAGCTCAATTGTACCACCGTTAAATGCTGTTGTACCTGTAACGACAAGGTTATTATTAATCGTTGTAGTACCAGTAGCAGCACCAATGCTCACTGCTGTACCCGCACCTGCAAAATTAACTGTTGTAGCGTTAGCATTAACTAGGTTAATAGAGGTCTGTGTAGTATCTAAGTTGCCGCCGTTAAGGTTAATGTCACCATCAACTGTTACTTCAGCAAGAGTTGAAGCAGCGTCGATTGAAAGTGTAGCACCGTTTTCAAGTGTAACAGTACCACCATCAACGGTAATATCAGCACCGTTCTGCAGGGTAAGTCCAGCACCACCAGATGAAGTGTTGTCGAATATCAATGGGCCTTCAACTGTACCACCATCTGTAGCATTAACAAATCGGTCAACGTATTGCTTAGTTGCAGCATGTAAAGCGTCAGTAGGATCTGCATCCAATGTAAGGAAACCCAACATTGTATCGCCGTCTTTCGACAGGAAGCCTTCAGCGCCTGTTGCAAAGTTATCCCATTCTGATGGAACAGGATCACTTGCTGGGGAATTACCGCCGATTACATCTTGGTTTGCAATGTAAGAAGATGAACCAGCCTTTACTACATCATCTTTAAAGTATTGTGTAGATGATGACCAAGTGCCTGTCCAACGAATGCCAGAGTTAAATTTCTGCCATTTACCAGCAGCCAGATCGACGTTAAAGTCTGCGCCTGCAGCGTGAGGAAGTAGTACGATATAAGTGTTACCACCATATGTAACTACTTCGTCTGTAGCATATTCTGTTAATGTTGCCCATGGACCAGTGCTCTTAATGCCTGGTACGATCTTATCCCATGTAGCAGTAGTTGTAGGATTAACTGCAGTATTAGTTGACTTAGCTTGGTATAATGAACCACCGTAGCTAATAACTTGACCAATAAAGTATTCTGTGCCAGTAGACCAAACTCCCAAGTAGGAGAAACCAGCAGAGTAAATTGACCAGTAACTTACGTTTGTAGGTACTTGGCCTGTAGACTCTGCAGTATTAAGATATACATTACCACCATAATTGACTAAGTCGCCAATGTAGTAAGTAGTAGCGTTAGAATATATGCCTTTATAGTCTGTTGCACCAGCTTGTAGTACCCAATCAACTAAGTCTGTTGGATTGGCACCAAGTGTAGTTACTGTAGCACGGTAAGAGTTGTTACCATATACAACAATATCACCAATGTAATATTGTGTAGCAACGTCCCAGTTTCCAGCATAGTTAACACCGCCAGTAAGCAATTCCCAGCCAGTCGCGACTGTAGGAAGTACATTTGATTGTGTTTCACGGGATCGGTAGATTGAGTTACCGTAAACAACCAAGTCATTAACGTAGTATTCTGTAACTGCAGAGAATGTGCCTTGGAACTTAATACCACCAACATACAATTCCCAATATGTTTCATTTGACGGTACATTACCAGTTGTTTCTAGTTTAGCACGATAGATGTTAGCGCCATATGCCACCAAGTCGTTAGGCACATAAGCTGTAGCATCGTTATAAACACCTTTAGGACTTACACCTTCTACGAACTTATCCCAGAATGTGGCATTAGTCGGTAGGTTACCAGAGGTATCTTGCTTAGCAATGTAGATCGAGCCACCGTAGTTAACTACGTCGCTCTTTTGATATACGCCTGCATCGCCATAAACGCCTTCGTACTGAATACCATCAAGGAATTTGCTCCAGTATGTTGCATTAGGAGGAGTAGTATTAACTGAATCTAGGATAGCTACGTAGACCACACCACCGTGTGCTACAGTATCACCAACCTTATAGTTAACTGCTACATCAAATTCACCTTGGAACTTGAAGCCCTCGATCATTAATTCCCAGCGTGAAGAATCAGTTGGAAGTGTACCAGCAGATTTTAATGCATAGGTATAGACATATACATTACCACCGTACTTAACAATGTCATTCGACTCGTAGGTTGTCCCGGAAACCCAGTCACCTGCAAAGTGAAATCTTAATTTACCTAAATCTATTAGTTGTGTCATACGATTTTAACCTGTAAATGTCCGTTAGTGCTCCATTGGAATTGAAGTGCATTCTGAGACCACACCCAATGCTTATATGCGTATTTATCAATGATTTCATCTTGTAAGTTTGGTAGTTGAACAGCTTCTGAATCATCGTCGATCATGTTAACTTCTAAGTTACCATTATCAGGATTCAATCTAAAACCATAGAATGTCTTATCTGCAAGGTCTAATCCTTCCGGATAACCATCAGCGCCTTCGATACCAGCCATTAATTAACTCCTGTTAATAGTGATAGAACTACGTCAACCGATGAATCAATAGCAGAAGAAGCTTTAATTGAATCTCCTACGTCTAATACTATCTTATTACCTTTCATAATTTCATCACTAAAACCATTCTCTATTCGAAAATTCTTTTTAATGTATACGTCGTTAGATCCGTCATTGAATATAAGACTAACTGGAACTATCTGATTAATGACATTTGACATGTTACAGCCGATTACTACAGTTTTTTCTGTAGCTGTAAAGATGGTACTTGGCGTAGTTCCAATACCCGTTGCTGAAACGTTCGAGAATGCTGACATAAATCCTACTTTAAGATCTTAGTATATAGATACTATTTATACGAATTCTAACCTAAAGCTATGGCATAAGTTATAACATCGTCCTCAAAAGCTGCCAACCGTGTCTCTACCCATTGCTTATCAACAGGTATATGCGATTTCCATGTAGATCCATTGTAAACAAGATCCACCCTTACATTACCAACGTCTAGATCAATAGTACTACCTGCTAAATCCCCATCTATAGAAGATGTACCAGGGTCAATAATAAGAGGATCTGTTGTCCAGGAACCACCGTCAAATAATGTAACAAATGCCCCAGTAGTGGGAGATGCGGGAAGAGTTAAAGTAAATGCCCCGCTAGAGGTATCTGCAAGAAGAAAGTCACCGGCAGATGCTACAAAGTTACTTGATATTCTGGTAATTGTTATACCAGATGCACCACCAACGGCTTTACGTGCAATGATATCAATAGCACCTGCATTATTTTTGTAATACAGTATGCCGTCATCATAGTTAATAGCAAGCTCACCATACTCAAGATCCGAAGTTCCTGGCTGACTCGTTGGAGTCGAGGATTTTTTAAGTATAATTTTTGCTGCCATGTGTATCCTTTACTCTTCGGTTATATCCTTGACCTCGATCTTCTCCCATTTGCCTATTGGGCATCGAGCTCCGGATAATCTAGTTTTGGCTGGCATAAAGCAGCCGCACTTCTTACATACGTTTATATTAGGTATAAGATGGACACACCTTCCGCAGAGAGCAATTCTTCTTGCTACTTCTGGATGTCCTTTACCTTCTACTATTGACATAAAGAAAGTCCTTACTTGTATTTATAATTTATTTCTTTCCAGGTACGGCTTTAACCGGTGCTTTTTTAGCACCTCTATCGATGTCACCTCGACCTTGAGACAGTGGACGATATAGCTCACGAAGCTCCTGTGTTTTCTTAAAGTAAGCATCCATTCTTTCTTCGACATCGTCTTGCCAGTCAAAATAGAGACCAGACCATTTACATGCTAGTATATTACCTAGAAGTCTTTTTGCTTCGTCAATTCCGTGGCGTCGTTGAGCTATAGTTAATACACGAGAAAATGGCTGATATACCCCAGCACCCTCTGACTGATATTTGGAAATATTCGTAACAACCTTACCGAGAGCAGCTCCTGTAATAGAGAATTCAGATGCAGTTGTAGTATAAACATGCGTACAGTTTTCAAGTAACTTTACGCCAGAAGCGTCTTTTGGCAAGATCTTATTCCATCCAACTCTACCAGCTAAGCCGTGTACTGCATCCCCTACTGTCAAAGGATGGGGCTTAAGATATACGTCATCTGTTTCGTTTATAAGTCTTAATACGTAATCTACATCAGCTAGGTCTATAAGGTTATGACCAGGCATAAACACAACATGGTTTATACTTTGGTATTTTTCTTCTAGATCAAGTAGATCNTACTTGTCACATAGGGAATCAACAAAATGGGAAAGAGCTTCTTCCCCTTCTANCCCTGCGTCTTCTTTAGAGGCAAAATCGATTAGTCTAGAGTTAATCTCTCTCGATTGGGTAGCAGAATAAAGACCCCCGGCCGGGAATTCGGTATAGGTATATTCTGAGAAGTTGTTAGATTGATTTGCTGAAACATCGTAGGAGATGTAATAGAAATCTGGGCACTTACTACGAAGAGTAGCTTCTTGCTCAGTAGCCCAATTATTCCTTTTAGATCTTGAGATATAAGGACCTATCTTACCAGCACCAAATGTCTTTTCATCAGACATAAGCTGGTCAGATAGGCGAGGAGCAATCTTAGGTTCGACCTTTGGCTTTTTTTCTTCGCTTGCCGGAGAATAGTTTGCATACTGGTCTAGATTTGTTTTTACTTCCATAGTATTACCTTATCAAAATAACAAAAAGCATTTTATTCTATAGTTATAGTACTAGCATCAATTAAGAATGGATCTTCGTTAGAATCTGTGATATCAGCTAATTCTTGAGCTTTAGCATATAGTGTATCTATATTGTCTGTAGGAGTGAGTCCTAGAGCAACCTCTCGCTGATTCCTAAGTACCATCCAATCGATCTGTCTAAGAACACGATCTCGACGTGTTCGGAGATAATTCCATCGACCAGAAAGGCGTGGCAATCTAGCTACTTCAGGTACTTCTTCTAGTCCATATGTTCTTACCCATTTACCTGTTTCTGGATCCTTTGAACAGGAGACTGCTTTAATAGCCATCTCTGCAGTTGCTTGAACAGTAATTTCACCAGGACCTACCGGGGGAACCATTACATAGTCTGTACCAGCCAAAGTCATTTCGGTAATTCTAGCTGGTAGTGTTGTATTAACAAGAGAGTCGCGAAGCTCCTTCTCTGTCAACGGAAACTCTAAAACCTCATCAGTTTCTTTGTTTACTCTTGCGTATAGCATAGGATGCTCCTTATTGAGTGAACCAGGTCGTAGACCTAGAAGTCGTAAATGTTGTTGTTACGTTATCGTCTGTGAGCCAAGATGTAATAACCTCTGTATCTCGCGACGTTTCTCGCTGAGTTAGGTAATCTGTATCATATGTAGTCGTAGTTTCTCGAGTAGTTGGAACTTCATATGCAGTAGCACCAGTATTCTGCAGGTATGTAGTTGTAGTTGTACGAGAAGTACTCTGAGTAGTTGTGTAATCAGTATTTCTATATGATGTTGATATACCAGACTCGGTTAGATATGTAGTAGGCTCCAATATAGAACTAAGAGTAGTTGAAAAACTAGTATACGTAGTTGGATCGAACCTTGTTTCCTGAACCGTCGTAAAACTAGTATACTGCGTTGTACCCGGAGTAAACTGGGTATACTCCGTTGGGTAAGTTGTGGACCCAGTATATTGTGTTACCTGGGTAATATATCCTTCGCCCTGTGTAGGAACATAATAGCTAGTTGGATATGTAGTAACCCCAGGGGTATACTCAGTAACAGTTGTGTTATCGTATATAGTATCTCTAGAGTAGAGCGTAGATCTCGAGCTTGGAGGTACATATCCGCCAGAGGGATTAGCCTCAATTATTGTTTCAGTAGTATTACACGTTAAACTACAATCTTGACAAGCTGATGATAGGTAAGAAATTGTTGTATATTGGTCAAGTGTATATCCTGAATTATAGAACACAGTAACACTAACAGGGTAATTATCATATGACGTGGCGATATAGTCTGTAAGCTCATAAATTTGACAAGGAAAACAGTTAGACTCAGGAGTTGAGCAATATTCGGCTGCATCTATTTCTGGATAACAACCACTAAACGGGGGAGCACCTAGGCCGTTTCCCACGTAAGTGTTTGTAGATGTTGTGGTATATGTTGTTTGTGTAGAAATATATGTTGACACATAAAAGGTTGGTTGGCTATATGAATAAGCAGTTAGTATCTGTCCTGGACTATAATTATTTACAGCAGGAGAGCATGATACAATTGAGCAGTTACTTGGTACCGTGTCTCCTGATGTACCGGCCGGCGATCCGTCTACATTATATAGGTAGCATCCGGATGCAGAATCGTTATAGGAGTACGATGTAGTTGATGTACTGTATGTAGTAAAGAAATACCCAGTAACAGTTGTATTTTGGGAATAATCTGTTGACCTGGTAAGGTCGTACGAGGTAATATTAGTATAAGTAGTCGGCCGCGAAGTTGGTGAAGTGTATAATGTATTATACGTATAATAGTAAGTGAGATTAGTATTTGTTGGAGTAAGTACAACAGCAGTAGTATTTTGCGGTGTATAACTAGTATACACCGTTCCCTGAGGAGTAAGAACCTGTACTGCTGTTGGTACAGTATATTCTGTTGTTCCCGGAGTAAGGGTTGTATCAATCGACGTATTATAATTACCTTTAAACGTATCATTACTAGTCGGAGTATATAATGTAGTTACATCATATGCGGTTGATACAGCATAAACCCAAGATGTAGGGAAATTGGTAACAAAAGTGTTTGAGTATTCAGTATCTACGCCAGGATCAGTAAATAGGGTATCGAAGGTAGTAGTAGTTATATTCGACGTAGGTGTAGGTGTATACCACTGGGTTATATAAATGGTAGGAGACAGCGTAGGAGCTGAAGTAGTAAAACTAGTATTAGTTAGCCTAGATGTAAGAAAGCTAGTAATAGCTGACGTGTACTGACCTTTTGGAGTACCTAACCAGAGTCTACGTGACATTATATTTCCTTTATGCGTTTTGACGCCAAGCCTGAACACCTAACCAATTTGATCCATTATCATATGTTTCTAAGATAATTAGGGTCTTGCCAGAAGCATTAAGAATAGGGTAATTACCTTTGTCCCAAGTAGTTGTTGGAGGCCAGGTAATAGTTCCTTGACCAGGATTAGTTAGGTAAAAGTAAATGGTATTTACTGATCCGCTTACAAGATTTGTAGCAGTAAATGTAGTATTGCCGGTGATAGTTGCTGTAATAGTCTCACCAGAATTTAAGTCTAGGGATTTAACACCTGAGATGCTACCTAGATCTTGCTTCTTACCTCTGACATTGGCGTCGACGAGATTACGATTATCATCAATAATCGTAGTGCCTGATACCTTTATTGCCATCTTCGTATCTCCTAGAGAAACTCGGCTGAAGGTCTTATTTGACTTTAGCTGATAACTCTTTAATTGCCTCGATGAGTATAGGAATAAGCGAGTCATAAGATACTCTCTTAATTCCATCTGAACCTGTATTAACAATGGTTGGAACTACCTCTTCTACCTGTTGAGCAATTACACCTATAGCAGGCTTAGAAGAGTCCTTCCATTCAAAGTTTACGCCTTCTAATCTGTTTACCAGATCTAAAGCATTTTCTATAACGCTCACGTTTTTCTTTAAACTAATATCAGAAGTTGAATTAAAATCTGTTGCTGATATTGTTGACCCAGCAATTGGAGCCAATGCAAAGCTAGCATGACCCGTATCGATATCGATACCAGCAGAAGGCTCTGGTGTATACCCTTGATAGAACTTCCATGTACCGCCATCTGTAGCATCACGAAATACACCAGTGTGTGCATACCCAGAGGCAGTGCCATCAGAGTTATAACCGCCAGCTAATCCTAAGTCTAGATTGACATATGTCTTAGCGTAGGTAGAACCTCCAGAGACGTATGTGTCTGTATTCGTAGATGCAATTGTAACTGATGTTTCTGTTGTTGCAATTATCTCGGCACCAGCTACATTAAAAGATGCTGGGGTAGCACCCTGTACAACTAGGAAATCCCCTACAACATAGTTATTATCAGCGGTGTAGACGACATTAGTTCCATCACCAACCGCAGCGGTAAGAGTACCTTCAGTACGCTGATTAACATAGATCATGGTATCAGCAACACCAAGATTCTGTACGTTTACGAAGGTAGTTGTACCTGATACTTCTAGGTCACCATCAACAGTCAAAGCACCAGTAAACTGGCCTGAGCCAGTAAACACAGGATTATTAATAGGAGCTTTAAGATCAAGCTCAGTACTAATATTAGTAAAGTTGGTATCTACCTCGCTATTTAATAGTCGGGTACCTTTTACACTACGAAGTGTGAGTGCTACAGACATTGTGATTCCTATTCTTTATTTACTAAAGCAGTAAGTAAATTCTTGATGTCAGATAAATCTGTCTTTATATTATTTATATCCGATTCTACATCTACCATCTTGGTTTCCATATTATATTTAAAAGCTTCTTCTTCTTCTATTCTATTTCTTTTCTGAACGTAATCAGAAAAAGCTTTATTGTCTTCGTTAATCACAGCTTTATTTCGGGTATCTTTTAAAAGATGTTTATGACCGTCAAATGGTTTTACTTTAACTAATGACATTATGCTAACGCTATGATTCTTAGATTCTTACACTTAGGTACAATGGCAGAATCTGTTGATGTAAATGCAATCTTAAATACGATGCTTTCAAAAGGAGGAAGATCAAGTAGCTCTACCTCTACTTCTTGGAATTTTTTATCTAAAGATACTGGCATAAGAGGTACTAAGGCATCAATGTGTTTGAATTCGTTCTCTGCAATATCATCAGATTCACCAACTAGACTTGTTTTATAGAAAACCTTAATATTTGATCCGGCCGGGCGATTAACATCTAACCTAAGGTTAATCGATGTAGATGGATTAACAAAGTCAATTTTACGAGTAATATACTTAGAGTATACAGAACCGCCAGAGGGAGCTTCTTCAGCAACAAAGTTCCTACCGATTAGAATAGTATATGTACCAGTATTTGTAGCGCATGTACCGCCAGAAATCTTGGTGAAAGATATTTCATCAGCATTAGAAGAAATAGAGGATATACGATAAGTTCCGCTATTAGTAGTATTGGAATCTGTAATATATGCTGTTGTTCCAGCTACCAACTTAAGTGCAGCATCTTGTTGTGCCAATGGGACTGTAAGTATACCAGAGGTTGCCGTAGTAGCTGTAAAGGTTACTGAAGACACGGCAGTCATAAAATCTGTATAGTCTTCTGTCAGAGGATTTTCACTTGATTCGTCAGGATTGTTTATTAAATTCTGCGCTGTTAGTACACCAAGCTGCTGCTGATCGATTACGGGGGATAACCTAGTATTTTGAGACGATAGACCAATCCTATAGCTAAACGAATCTGCTCCAGATAGGTTTTCTGCTTTAGTAACAGAGTTAGCAATAATTCTTGATTTAGCTAACTCTGTTGTTCCAGGTTCAAGAACTGTATAGTCTAGGTCCTGCGAGTAATCAGAGTAGGTACCTTTAAACAAATGCTGTACTTGTGTAGTTGTTTCTTCGATCTTAGATGTGATAGGATACAGTGCATTGACCACAATATTTTCGGTAGCGGTCACTCGAGTTCCACCGAATCTAGCATTAGCATTAGCTGCTGTTGGCAGAGTAACAGTATAACCGTTTAGATTAGCATTTGATATAGCTAAAGGGGTATTCAATACGTTTGTAAAGTCTACACCGTGTATAGTACCAGTTGTACCGAATACTTTATCTACTTCTGCAATGCCTGCTAGTTTAACAAATGAGCCATTAGTCATACCATGGTTAAAGTGATTTACTCTCATGGTAGTAGATCCAGAGAAGGTTTGGCAAGGATCCTCTTCTAATACTTGTGACTCCATAGCTGCGGTGTTAACATTAAAGTTAATACTACCAGCTGCAGTTGTATCAAACTTGGCACGAAAAATAGAAAACTTAAGATCCTGTTTTTGCTCTGGGGTCCATGTCGAGGTATTTTGTGACTTGAATAAGGATCCTAGATAGGGCTGCTTAATAATTCTTTTACCAGTAATTAAATCTGTAGTATCTAGCTCAGATATAAACACAGTGTACTTCTTTGAATCGGATCCGAGACAAAGAGCATATTCACCTTTTTTTAGAAAAACTGGACTATCAAATCTTATAATAGTACCAAGTGATCCATCAGCAGAAGTTGATATGTTTTTAGGATATATGAATTTATCAGACAAGGGAATAATATAATCGCCAGGGAATCCGTCTTTCATATCCCTAAGCTGAATTCTCATCGGAGTCTTTCTGTCTATATTCTTAAAGAATAATTCTACCTTAGTAATTACACAGGTATTCTCAACAAGAAATGATTGAGCTAAAGGATCTACGACATTATATGACATTTATTAACTAGCCTCTTTGTATTATACCAGGCTTCCGCCAGTTTCAGTATTATTTATAAGAAGCCTAACAGCCTCTTTTGCCCAGCTTTCGTCTATCGCAGGGTTATCTATGTTTGTAGCAGCTGTAATTGCTTGAATAGCAATCTGGTTTGAAAGAGTTTCTACATTTGCACCTTCAACAGTATTTAGATAATTGGTTACAGATGCATCTGAATCATTTCCATATCCCCTAGCTACACCAACCTCAATCATGGTTTTTACTGCAAGTGCTACTTTTTCTGCGTCTGCATTATAAGCATCAGGGACAACGTCAGCATCAATATATCCATTAGTAATGTTAGAGCCAGACGTTGTTGCATTTGCTAGAGTGTCTGATGTAATACCGTTAGCATCGAAATAAGCCTGGGCTTCTCCTCTTTCTGCTTCTGTAAGGTTTCTACCAAATGCATAGTTAAATACCCCACCTATAAATCCAACGGTATCTACAACTTGAGCTCGTGGAGGATCTAAGTCGCCATCATCGTCGTCATCTGGATCAAGATCTACGTAAGTCGCGATGAAGATTGTATCTTTAGGAACTGTGTAGTTACAGTAGTATTCTGAATTAGCTTCAATTAGAACTGCTGTTTCTCCCCAGTTGCCATCGGCTATCATCTCATAGTAATCAAAGCCGCGACACTCGTAACGGTTATGAGTACCAGCTGCAATAGGATCAGTAGGATCGTATATTTCAGCAAGATCTTTTTCTTCCTGAGTAACGGTTTCACCAGAGGCTTCAATTACTACAATTTCTTCAGGAGTTACATAGCCGCATTCTGCTGATCCATATTCTTCAACGTTCTTATATGTTCCGCCAACGCCATCGTGGTATTCTACATACTTAATAAATCCAGGCTGGAAGCATTCAGTATTACCAGTAGGCACACCAGCTGCTGGATGAGTTACATACTTACAATCTTCAACGTTATTTGCTTCAATTAAGGATTGGTAAGTGTTACAGTCTCCTGTAATGTAGTTATATGTTCCATCGAAATATTGTCCATATAAATCTGTGCCATTCTTACAGAATGTTTGAGCCAGAGTTCCAGAAACTTCACACGGGTTAACAGGAGTACATTGTGTAGAGCCTGTTTCAGTAATAACCGTTGTTGTCGTGCAATTACCATTACCATCAGGGCCTGCGGCGACTGTAGCCATTAGATTGAAGGTAACATTATCGCAGTAAGTATCAAGTATGGTTCCACCTGGAGGACATGTCTGTGGCGTTACTGGGATAGGTGGCTCTGTTGGGGTTGGCGTTATAATAGGCTTAACATATCCACATACACCAATATTCTTTGCTTCAATCAGGGTTTCGTATGTACCACCCGCTCCATCATAGTATTCGCCATATAAATCAAATCCTCTACAGGATTTACCCTTAAGCTTACCACCCTCAAAATAGTTTGTCCTTGCAGACTTTTCAATAACAGGCTTAGATGTAACAATAGCGTTTCTGGTTGATACAATCTCATTTTGTATATTTTGCAGTTCACCAGAAGAGGTAAATGTCATCTCTGCAGCAGTAAACTCGTAGGTAGGATTGTTTTCAAAATCATCTGTCATTCTGATGATATATGATCCAGTATTAAAGTTATATTTTTCTGCAGAGTAATGGAATGTGCCCTTTAGCTTTCCGTTATCATCGGTAGCAATCATTCTTCCTTGCTGCCCAAAAGCATTAATAGTTGTATTAGAATCACCAGCTACAAGGTCATGCTCATATAGTAATGTTGATTTACAATCAGCTGTAACATCAACATTATTAAAGAAAATATACATGCGAGTATCAGGCATTAAGCCTTCTGCCTCAAAGTTAATAGCAACATCTCGCATTTTAGCTATAACAGAAGACGATCTAACAATGTCGTGTCTTGTTTCAGTTGTAATCTCTTCAGTGTACGTTGTTTCAGTACCTACTCGAGTCCCAACCTCTTGTGTACCTTGATATGTACCAAAGTGAACAGTTTCCCATGCTCCCCAGACTGTGCCATATGTGCCTTTTGCTTTGGCATCAGCAGTAAGTGACGAATAGTTGTCAACAGATACCGGAAGATCCGGAAGACGAACCGTATCAATCCATATATCAGATTGCTTACCCTTCATCTTACCGCGGAACGATACTACGTCGTACGGATTTAGATTTTCTACTTTAGAAGATCTATTATTAGAGATCATTCTTTCTTCAGTATAAGGAAGGGTGTAAAGATCGCCAGTTTTAGCATAGCCAGCAGCCGTTCGTTCAGCGTCTGTAGTTGCAACTTCTTTTAGAGTAAATGCTTCGGTCTTACATAAAGGCCTTAGCTGTTTCTTATCATAATCGATTGCAACACCGTAGTCGGGATTATACACATCGCCAATACCATGACCTTGGAATGAATCTACAACAAAGCCATTCTTAAACTTATCAAATCCATTAATATCTTTAATCTGATAGTTTTGTGTATCAACCTCAAGTTGGTTAAGAGAGGTATAATATTCTATGTTCTTAATTCTATTCTCAAGTTTACCAATCTGACGCATTGTAAATCTACGGTTATCAATCTTAATAATATCGATATCCGTTGATAGATTAAATACATATGGCTTTTGCTTAAGAATATAAAGAGCCATTGAATCTTCAGGAGTAATAGGTTCTTTTGCTTCGAATCCGCTTTCACCCTTAATTACCTTAATACGACCATCGCGATTAATAACGATCTTATCTGTTCGAGGGAGGTAGTAGTCATATGATGTAGTAATATCATTTTCGAAATCTGGGAACTCACCTACACTTGCTCCAGCACCAGAAAATCCGGTGCCAGCGTCGTTAATCTTAGGACGGAAATCTAAACAATCACGTAGTACGTATTCATTACCACCTAGAATAAGGGTAGGAATATCTTTATAATCAATAGAATATGAATCAACAGAGAAGTAGTCGCCTGTTCCGTGGGTAAAGTAATCGAAGGTAATACGAATTGGTCCAGTAGGAGCATTTGATCCTCTCTTCAATCTAAGAGAACCTAATCCATAGTATGTTGCCTTCTGACCGTTGTCAAGGGTATATCGATTAGTAATATCTACTTCTGTTGTACTGTTGTATGTTGCATCGCCGAATACCCCAGTTGTTGTCATCTTAACAGATACTAATCTGTAAATGTCTGCTTTACCTAGAGAGATGCTTTGGGCTGTAGATGCTGCCTCTGTTAAAATATCGAGCTGTTGATTCGCTTGCAGAGACTTAGTCTTTTTGTCAGCAGACGAACCATTTTTTGAAACAGTAGTAACTAACATAACTGTTTCAGTAGTATATCCTTTACCCGATACATCAACTGTAAGTACAGAGTTAGATGCACCTGAAATAGTTACGTCACCTGTAATATCAACAACATCACCATTGGCAACATACATTTGCATATTATCAAGAGAGAACGATGAGAATGATTCGTTAACACCAGCATCTACTTGGACTACGCCATTTGTAAGTGTTCTTTCAAATATTCTTCTTGTCTGATATATCGTATCTACACCAGTAGGGTCAATTGACTTAACAATATTAACTGGTAAGGGGAATATGTAAGAATTCTTATCGGTATCCCAAAGCTTAGATTTTACAGATGAGAATACATAGCCTGACCGACTCTGGATGGGCGTTGGTGATACTTCAATTCCTGTATCCTCAATTATTGTTATAACACGATGTGTATCCCCATCTATATTGATATAGTTGCCTACACTCAATTCTGTAAGGAATCGTGTACCAATACCTTGTATCACTTGGGAAGATCCAACGGTTGATATAGTACCTGTTAGGTTAGCTAGCTCTTCAACCACATCAGCAGTAAAGTCAGAAGAATATACCGAATTAATATAGACTATTTGCTTGGCATCGTTCGTAAACGAAAATCCGGTTTTCATCTTAATATCAAAGAGATAAACGTTATACTGAGCAGTAGTTGTTCCTGGTGTACCAGAAAAGAATTCTATATGACGAATACGAGCAGTACCAATTGCTACTCCTTCAGGTATACCAGGAGTAGAAGTGAATTGACTGTATATCTGTACTTCAGGCAGGTTGTCTATTTCTTCTGATACGCCATTTATATTGGTAACACGAACGTAGTTACCAAATGGGACATAGACTGATCCTGATTCTACCGTTGTAAAATCTCTTGCTTTGTCTGCCGGGATAGCTGCACTCTTGAGATTATCAATCTCATATCCTTTAACATAAGCCTTACCAGGAGAGATCTTATTAATAAACTTATTTGCGTCACCACCTTCTGCAACGGTATAATATCCATCGTTAGTAGAAAGAGATGTTCTTTTATGTTCTAGTAGGGTAAGATCATATGGGCGAACTACGTAGTCGCCTGACTCATCGTAAGTACGACGTGCAAGGGTATCGCCTAGAATATTATAAGCAGTACTTGTTACAGATGATATAACTTTCTTATTTTCTATACGAGCAATTTCTACAAAGTCTGGATCGGCTACGCTATCTGCTTGAAAAGGTCTGTTTGTAAGAGTAAGAGCTACATTAAGACGGTCAGCACCCGGAGCTGCATAGTTATATGATCCATTAGCTGGGTCATTTAGGCTAGCATCATCTGTAAATTGCTTAATTGATTGCTTAACATCGAAGCCAACAATAACAGACGTAATTGGGCCATACTTGTTTAGAATTGCTGTTTGATCGGCAAAGTATACAAAGAATCCGCCAACGTAGACTATCCCGCTTGTTATAATATATGCTGTTCCTACAGCGTTAACAGCTGTTGCTGCTGTCGTAACAGAAACTGTTTTAGCTTCGTTCCATATTATCTCAGATTGTGCAAAGCCAGATTTCTCTTTACTTTTACCAGAGTTTAAATATTTAATATAGATTGTGGGTGGATCGCCAGACACTGTAGCTTGGGTAGCATTTATAACCTTTGCTTTTAAGCCTGACTTTATACCGTATATTTCTTGATCAATCAATGACAATACACTGGAGTCTGCTGCAGCAGTTAGCTTAACTGAGTGATACTGATTATCCAGAGTCTGATGACCACCTTGAATAAGGGCACCTTCTTTAAAGATGTTGTCGCCAAAAGATTTAATCTGATCCTGAAGAATAGATTGAATCTGGGTCAATTCCCTCGCTTGTACAGCAACACCTGGCTTAAAGAGGATCTGATGAAACCCTTTTGTCTTATCAAAGTCATCATAATACGGATCAGTGTTTAGATTTATTGCCATTAACTTATTCCTAAAATTAAGTCTTATACCAAATATTTATAATTAAAATTTGATGAATGATCTGAATGTTACAGTTTGTTCCTCGGAAGATGTGAATGCTAGTCTATTATCAACAAATAGTATTTCACCAGTTCTTTTATTTACCTGAGGATTAGTAACTGCTGTAACTGTAAAGTTAGCAGTCTCTGCAGCATTAAAAAAGATATCACCAATTGCCGGTATTGTTCCATCAAGAGACTGGGCAAGTAATTGGTTATCCTCGCTTGTTACAATTCTTAATGTCTTAACACTACCCGCTGTAGCTACAAGCTGATCCTCTGGAAACGAATCACCAACTAATGTACCTTCTATAAGATAGCAAGCTGAACCAGATGCAGTAATATAATAACGCTTAGCGTCAAATTGTTCGATATCTTTTATAATACCGAACTGCCTATATTGGTTATTTACTAGAATACCCTGGTTTAATTCATTTTCAAATGAAGTATAAAAACAAAGGGTATCAGCAATTAACTCTCTAGGAGCATTAAATCCGTGCCCATATTGGGGAGAGATAACTGCACGAGCTGCAGCTGTTTTTAGGCCTTCTGCAGCTATTGATACATTTGCATAGGTATATCCAGATCCCCTATTATTAAGGGTAATTTTAGAAACTGCTCCGTTTACGTTGAGTGTTGCAGTTGCAGTTGCGCCAGTTCCATCTCCTGTAATAGTAACGACAGGGACAGAGGTAAACAGGTTACTTGATCTGGTAACAACAATTTGCGATATATCACCGTCTACAGTAAGGGTTTCGACGTCTGCTTGCTGAGAATCTAGATCTCCCGGAGAAGAAAGGACTAGATCAATATCAGCACCAGTACCTGGATCGAGAGGACCCTTTGTTACAGATAGTGTTGCAGTAGTATAACCTGTACCAGGATTATCAATTATTACAGCAGTAATCTGGCCATCCTCTATAACAAGAGAAGCCGCACCGTCTGCGCCGTCACCCTGAATAACTGCATAGGTTTCATCTGGATCATAATCTTGACCAGAGTCATTCAAAATATAGCCAGCAATAGTTCCAGCAGAATAATACTGGTTCTTTACTTTTTTAATGACTGGCATATAGTTAGGTGTTAAGAACTTATTTCGCAATGCAAGCGGCATAAAGTACATAAACTTCCAAATATATCCATCTGCTGTTGTTATATAATCAACATCATATCCGCTTGGCTTAACCGTGGATACAGCACCGTTGTTATTTTCTATGCACTTATAAACATTAAAATCTTCTGTTAATACGTAGAAATCTTCTTCTATCATAATAGTATCTAAATCATCGTAGGCATCAAATACCTTTGAAGACCAATCAATTCTACGAGTAATAAAAGATACGTCATTAATGTTTATTTGCTTAATCCCGATTATATTGTTACGGGATTCGTTCTCCTCATCCATATTATTTAATGGATTAGGTGCATCTGCAATAGCTCCTTCAAAACCCCATGGCAAAACCTTACCAAGATAGTAATGATAGTTTGCCGATCTATTCTGAATCTTTTCGTAGATCGATTCAGCCATCGTATGATGGAAGTTGGGTCTAATTACAGCAGACATAGCTTAGTCTCTATTCTATTAGGATATTGTAATTGTCCAAGTGATAACCATAGAGTCATCTATTGCTTTATTTACGACAAGGAAAGTCGTTCGACAAAGTAGATCACCTGTGTTCGCTGCAGAATCATTAAAGATACCAGCTTCAGTGATCGCACCAGTACCAACTCCAGGAGCATAGGTAGCAACATATGTAATTACATTATCAACAGTATTATCTGAATCAAGAGCAACACGAGTAAGCTCAGTTCCTAGAACTGTGTCACCTAATGTAGCTGCGGTTGAACCAGAACCAACGGCCATATGACTCATTACTTGGGTCTGTGCTGTATCGTTCATACGTGAGGCAATATAGTTCCTACCGGTCTGTACAACCAAGTTTGGAATGTTTACCTTGTCCTTAAGTTTACCGTCTGGGCTAAAGATCTCAATAGCGACCTGACCCTTAGGGCTAACTTGCTCGTTCATTAATGGCATTTTCTTCTCCTAGGTAAATGAAGTTAATCCTTCGGAATAATCTTCAGCAAAATAATCCTCGGCGTAGATATCACCTAATATCTCTATAACACCGGAATCATTACTATTTATGGCTTCTGTAAGCGGTTTTGCGTAACTAACTATAACAAGTTCTGATATAGCTAAATTTTCTACTAGCTCTTTAAACTTAGTGATTTCATATGTTAGCTCGTCAGACGTAAGTGCCGTATCTCCCAGAACTTTATAGAAGTCTTTAATTTCTTGCTCTGGTAGGTTCACTATTTCTGAAACGTTCTTATAGAAATCGTAGAACCAATCGGTAGTCGTAGCGTAGGCTACATCTTCGCGTGGCTTATATAGTGTCCAAACGTTTAGATCGATTGTATCAACAGCATCTTCTTCACGGTTAGTGAAGTAACGACGTAAGAGCTCGAACGCACGAGACATATCAAAAGAATTATTAATCTCAAATTCACCAAACATAGCCATGCCAGAAGGGTGAACTGTCTTATTAACAATATCTTTATAGTTGTCAAACTGTTGAGATGATCGAATAAGATAGGAGAACTGCTGATAAAAGAAGTTATCCTGTAGATATATATCGTCCGATAAGAAACCGTTATTTGTAGAATATTCCCCACGATACTCTGCCAGAACAGACTCAGAGAATTTTATAATAGCTCGTGTTGGATAGGTAACCTTATCAGCATCAGGATCTGTTGATATAACAAGATCAACGCCATCGACAATTTCTGATCGGGGAACGATCATGGCATAGAATTCAGAAGAGTATCCTACCCCAAAGTTTATGAACTTAATGTCAGTAAGAGCGCCTGTTAAAGCATTTACCTCAGTTACTTTAAACTTAACGCCATCCCCATCTGATATGTCGTCAGCGTTATATCCTGATTCACCACCATCATTTGCTTGAAAAATATTTTTTAATACAGCAAAGTCTGGCTTGCTTAATACTGGAGCAAAGTAGGTATTGAATAAAGCATAGCCTAAAGGGTTGTTTGCCAGCATTAATGCCGGTGTTCTAAGTGTATCGCTCCACTCTGGGGCTAGAGATTCGTTCTCCCAGAACTCTTTCATATCCCACATGGACCAGTTAAGAAGATACGCGTATTCTTTATATGCTACAACTGCTGCTTCTGGATCTGTGGCCCAATCTACAGAATAACCGGAGGGATCAAATAAGCCTGCGTCGATTACCTCCTTCATAGCAAGGTGAAGAGCTGTGTTTTGCCAATCGAAAGCAGGACTCTGTTCAAGGAGTGTCGTCAGATAAGCCATTGGTACTTCAGCCTGTGAAGCAGCCACTGCACCTGGAATACCAAAGTTATGAATAGTATGGAACACGTGCTCCATAATTTCTTCAATGTCTCCATCACTTGTTGAGGGATCTGGTCCTGAAACATTCTTATACCATACCATATCATCTTGGACATGGGTATCATATAAACCATTTAGGTTCCAATATTCAATACCAGCATCAGTTAAGAAAGATGGGGTATACTCTGATCCACCACCATATGCAATTCTTTGTAGTGTTGGAACTCCCGGGTGTGTAAGTGTGCCAGAATCACCTGAAAGGGTTTTAATTAAGTTTCTTTGATCAGCCTCATTAATACCAGCACCTGTCGGATCTGTCAGTAGCTCAATAACTCTTGCTGTCTTCTTAACCCATTCGTCTGGTACAGAATCCTGACCGCCAACAGCGCCAGCTGATACGAGTCGAATGCCGTTTACTGTAAGTTCTTTTTGAAAGAAGTTCTCAGTAGCTCCAGCAATTGTATTTGCAGTACCTCCCATACCAGAGTGATTAGCACAATAGTAATATAGTGCAGGAGTATTTGCAGTAAGAACAATTTGTGTATATGCTCCTTCTGTACCGGGTGTTCCTACATATGTTACACCCGTAGTATACTCTGTTCCGGTACCGTGGGTACCGTTTGCCGTCTCTGAAAATCTAATTGGATGGAATGAATTACTTGAATCTGATTGATCGAGTCTATAGGTTCTTTCTTCCACCAAATCTAGGTCAGGGCTTGCACCTGATAATCCGTCAATATAAAACTTATTTCCTGTACCATAGGCGTTAGTACCTGTAGCAACCGTTACGGTTTTTCCTATAAAGGTAGCAGAAGGTATAGAGGTTATAGCGATTAAATCGCCGGAATTATATTCTGGATCTTGTGATTGGGTAACATCAACAAACTGAGCAATATTAAACCCTGATCCAGGGTGATAGATCTCATACTTATTAAGGGAGTTAACGACTGTGGCCTTAACCCCATACTGATCTATGGTTGATCCAGTAACAACTCGTAGTGTGTTATTGTCCTTTGTTATAAAGATCTCGTAAAAAGCTGTCTCTTCAACACGACGTATTCTTTCTACTTCAACTTTAACAACCCGATCAGTTGTAACTACATCAACAATGTTAGCAAAAAGATCAAAAGGATTGCCTTCAGTAACTTCAATAAAGATTGAATTCTGCTGAATCCATCGACCGTCCGATGCTACAAGGATCTTTTCTTTAGGGAAAGATACATCAATATCAGTATTATATAGAAGTCTAAACAAAAGCTTAAAAGATTCAACAGATCCTTTTGCTTGATAGAACTGAACTATATTTTTATATAGGTTGGTCTTATCAGCTGATAGCTGAGTAGTAAAGCCAGCGCCAATCTCTTTTTCTACTAAAGATATAAAGGCATCAACAACTGTATCAACATCCTTATTGGCAAGAATGTTATTTATTACATAAGAAGGACCTTGCTCCTCATGCATGAATCTATAGTATTCTTTTATAAACTCGATCATACCTCCTGCATCAGCTACTAGCTGGCGCGGGATTAACGCTTCGATTTTACTCGATTCTATATTAGATCTTATAGTCATTATTCGTGTCTGCTAAAGGTGGTGTAAGAGGACGCGCCGACTGAGCCGAGAGCAGCAATAGTATCTTCTTCTCCCACTACGACAATACCGGGTGTTTCATCCTGTTCAATCGAAACTAGTTGATTAAACTTAGGTGCTATATCATTTGAATCAGGATCTACGAAGATAAGAATAGTTGCTATAGAATCTATTTTAATTTGTGTTAGATCAACCATACCAGTAGTAGGTGTAATTGTTCCTGCTGAAGGATTCACGATAGCTTTTGTTGAGGCATTACGTATCTGTACGATTCGATTCGGATATGTCGCAGATGGTATATCAGTTAACTCACACTTGTTGACCAGCGTAGGTAAACTGGGAAGAAGATATAGTCTGCTGTGTGGTAGACGTCCTATATATCGGAGAAGAGAATTTAATAGGATAGTCGCGTATCTCACCACTTACAGGAGAAACGTGCTTGTGCATCTTTAAACGAACTGTAGAGTTTAAAATGCCTTTATCAGCATTATCAATTGCTTTTAATAACTTGGAGAATCGAAGCACGCCGTCAAATTTCTCTAGATTAACATCGTTATAATTTATTATAGCATCCTTAACCGCTAGCTCTAACTGAGCCTTAGATTTCGCTGTATTATCTGCGTCATACTTAAAGAACACGTCCATTGTAATATAGGTGAAGTCGGGGTTAACGATTTCAGTTGTAATTGATCCTACGTTTTTAGTAGAGAGAAATCGATTTACTATACTTTTAGTAGTAGTCGATAAATAGTCCCCAGTCTTTGGTTTAATTGATATGAACACTTTACCATACGTTGGTGGTTCGTTTACCTCACCACCCCATACAGATATATCTTCAATAAAATCGTATTCTAACTTAAGTATAGCGTTATAGTCAATAGATGTTACTGCACGATTCTGACTCTGAAAGGCCTTAGGTGCATTAAACTTAATTGAATCTATATCTTCTCGATCTGCTCCAGAAAATGTTTTAATAAATCCTGTCGAAAGAGCAGCTGTTGCTCCAGAAAATCCCCCAATAGTAGCGTCAGTAGTAAACGATGATGCACCGTTCGCTTCAGCACCATTGGTCTTAATATAAGCTATGTCTACTACCTGACCTGTTGTTGGCTTATTACCTATAATACCATCTCCAAAGTATACTTCGTATTCACCGCCATATCCCTCTTGTAAGAAATACACACGAGAGTCAGATTTTACATCAAGGATGTTGTTAAAGTGGGTGTAGATCTCAGACGTTTCAGATGTAGATGAATCCCGTACGGCAACAACAAGAGTAGAGGTATCAACTTTGTTTGTTGGTATTTTAAACTTCTGATTTTGTATTTGTCCGTTTACACGATAGGTAAACGTTTCGATCTCACCCTCAAAGATTGAAACATTTTCAAATACATAACGATTTAAAGGATTCTTAGAAGTAATATAGGATTCGTTAGTTACAAAGGTAAATTGCTTAGATCCAATTAGACCAGAGAATACTGTTCCTCGGGGTATAGTTGCAAAGGTATTGGATCCCACTGTGCCTATAACAGTAACATCAATTTTAGCCTCAGCTGACTTTGAAGAAGCTGGTACATATCCTAGGCTTTTAGCATGAGATACTACATTCGCACGCATCTGTGCTGTATCTAAGAACGCCTCATTTGCATTAGTGTGAGCTAGTAAAGCATTATATTGGGTATTATATGCAAGGATATCAAGTAAGACTGCCATACCTGATCCATCGAAATCATAGTCAGCAAACTTATCCTGTCCTGAAAGATAAGCCTTTAGATTGACCTTGATCTGGTCAAAATCTAATTCAGTTACGTTCTTAATATTCGCCATTATCGGATTCTCTCTAAGTAAATATCTATATCCACTAGATCAGGTACGTTTAATATCTTAACTGTTACAGAAACAAATACAGCATTTTCATCTGATCTGTCCGTTATGGATATGTTTGCAAGTGCTACCCTGGGTTCGTGGAATCGGATAGTACGAGCAATCGATTCGTTCATAGCTGCTACTGTAACAGGATTAAAGTTTTCAAATAACTGATCGGTGATCCCACAACCTATAGTTGGTTGAAAAGGTCTTTCTCCATATCCAGTAAGAATAAGATTTCTTACAGAGTTTTTAATAGCAGCTATATCTCGCAATGGCACCAAATCACCCAGGTTCGGATGGGGTTTAAAGCGGAGATCAAGATCAGAGAAGTCACGTGAACGAGCAACAACTGAAGCTCGTGTAAGTTCTAAACTTTTATCTGATAGGATTTGAGTACTCATAGTATCTATTTATGTCCTTTAGCCAATCGGTTTGCTAGTTGGTGTACCGCTTTGATTAGAAGTATGCAAATGATCCTTAAGAGAGATTGAACCGGTCTTAACATCTGAGGATGATGTAATAATACCACCAGCATCGATTGTACCCGATACAGTTTCTGAACCTGATATAGCAACGTTATTGTTAATCGATGTATTACCTGAAGCAGTAGTCGACTGAGCACCAGATATAGTCTCTGTTAATGCTCCTGATACTTTTAAAGTCATATCCTTTGCTATTGTCTGAGTAAAGTAATCGCCAGTTGTAAGGGTCATATATGTTCCTATACCTTGAGCTAGGTACTCTGTTATATCCAGAGTCATGTAGCCTTCAATCTTCTCAATAACGTTCTTCTTAACGGTTTTAAACTCAGACCCATGAATAACCTGTGTGCAATCGCCGTAGATATGCTCCTCTTTGTTACCCTGAATCTCTGTATTACAGTTACCTACAACAAAGAGGTTACAGTCACCTTCTACAGTTACGCGTGACGTACCTTTAACGTTAACGTACTCATCG